ATGTGTGGACGTTTTGCACAAGCACAAACCCGTGAAGAATATCTGGCCTACCTTGCCGATGAAGGCGATCGCGACATTGCATATGACCCGGAACCTATTAGCCGGTACAACGTGGCGCCCGGCACCAAAGTGCTGCTGCTGAGCGAACGCGATGAGCAGTTACATCTCGATCCGGTGTTCTGGGGCTACGCGCCCGGGTGGTGGGATAAAGCACCCCTGATAAACGCGCGCGTCGAAACCGCGGCCACCAGCAGAATGTTTAAACCTCTGTGGCAGCATGGCCGGGCGATCTGTTTTGCGGATGGATGGTTCGAATGGAAGAAGGAAGGCGACAAGAAACAACCCTACTTCATTCACCGGGCCGACGGGCATCCAATATTCATGGCGGCGATCGGCAGCACGCCTTTTGAACGCGGCGATGAAGCTGAGGGCTTTCTGATCGTGACATCTGCTGCTGACAAAGGTCTGGTCGACATTCACGACCGCAGTCCTCTTGTTTTGTCACCAGAAGCCGCCCGGGCGTGGATGCGTCAGGATGTTGGCGGGAAGGAAGCCGAGGAGATAATTGCCGACGGAACAGTTCCCGCCGACAAGTTTATCTGGCACGCCGTTACGCGTGCCGTGGGGAATGTTAAAAACCAGGGGCAGGAACTAATCGAGGCAGCACAATAAAAAGTTAAAGAAACCAGGCGCGTTCTAAATGAGCGAGAAGTGAACATTTAGATAGGCATCGCCTTGCTATCCGCCCATATTAAAGCCGGATTTTTGAAAATCTCTGTAGACTTCCGGATTGTTGAAGGCCGGGAATTTAGCTTTATGGGCTGCTGATTCAATCGCTTCGCAATAGGCTTTATTACCATTGCTGGTTGATATTTTTAAAGCCGTGCCATCCTGAGCAAATTCAATATGCAACCTGCATTTTTTTCCCTTCCATTTCTGAGGCTCATCAAGTTTGTCATTTATTGCCGCCCTGATTGCCCGAGCTTGCTTACCCCATTCATCCTGATCATCCCAGCGTCCTGAACTGCAATTACCCGTAGCTGTGGTCTTATGGCAGTCAGAAGGATGCAACGGCGCACATCCCGCGACCAGGCTGAACGCAATGGTTGATATAACGATTTTCTGTACTGTATTAGACAATCCCATATCTTGCCCCTAAATCCCTTTAAACCTCAGCAATATTGGCACATTCTTCCTTCATTCTGCCATCTTTTCAACTACTAATTTTTTTGCAATAGCAATTCTTCGTCCCCTTCTGGAATAAAGCGGACCAAGACATCAAGAAAATTTATCGGACTCTAAGCAAATCTGAATATCTCGTGGTATATCGAGGCGACAGCATTTCTCGCTTCATTTGCCACTGCTGCTGTATTCCCTGCCCGGCAAAGTAGAGCGTTCCCTTTCCGTCCTTTGCATTCAGGTGATCCAGCACTTCCATTAACTTCTCGCTACCAGCTCGAGGCGCACTGTCGTCGAACAGATTGAGCTGGGCCACGCCCTGGCTGAAGAAGTCACCCAGCATGACGCCCGCTTTCTGGTACCGGTGACCGTCCTTCCATATTTTGTCCAGACACTTTACCGCGGCGTTGATGATGTCTCTGCTGTCCTGAGTTGGCGTGAGCAGCCTTAACGATGCGCTGTTTCCGTAATACGGCTCATTAAGGGCAAAAGGTGATGTCTTGACGAAAGCGGAGATAAAACGGCAGTACTGGTGCTCACCGCGTAGCTTTTCAGATCCACGGGCCGCATAACTGCAAATCGCCTGGCGCATCTGTTCATACTCAGTAACGCGTTCGCCGAATGACCGACTACAGACAATTTCCTGCTTTGCTGGTGCGAACTCTTCCAGATCGAGGCATGGCTCGCCGCGCAACTCTCGGACCGTTCGCTCGAGTACTACGTTAAAGTGTTTACGGATAATCCACGTGCTTTGTTCAGAGAGGTCCAGAGCCGTTTTGATGCCCATGGCGTTGAGTTTCTTGCTGATTCGCCTGCCAACCCCCCATACATCCTCTACCGGGACGATAGCCAGTAATCTGCGCTGGCGCTCGATATTGGACAAATCAACCACCCCTCCAGTCTGGCGCTGCCATTTCTTGGCAGCGTGATTCGCCAGCTTAGCGAGGGTTTTCGTCTGCGCGATGCCAACGCCAACGGTAAGGTGCGTGCGCTTCAGAACCGTAGCGCGAATCTCTTTGCCAAACTCCGTCAGGTCCCGGCAGTTGCGGACACCTGTCAGGTCGCAAAAAGCTTCGTCGATACTGTAAATTTCGACGCGGGGGCTCATTTCCTCGAGCGTAGTCATTACCCGGTTCGACATATCAGCATAGAGCTCATAGTTGCTGCTGAAGCAAACAACGCCAGCGCGCCGGAATAGGTCCTTTTGCTTGAAGAAAGGCTCTCCCATGGTAATTCCAGCAGCTTTGGCCTCGGCGCTGCGCGCTATGACGCAGCCGTCATTATTCGAAAGAACAACCACCGGCCGCCCTCTCAAATCGGGCCTGAACACTGTCTCGCATGATGCGTAGAATGAATTCACATCACAGAGCGCAAACATATCAGCTGGCCGATTTAACAATGAAAGTAACTACGCCGAAAACATCCAGCGTATCTTCGCTGCCTACCACAATCGGGCTGTAAGCACCGTTCATCGGATTGAGCTGAACAGTTGGACGCAGTTGAAGACGTTTAACAGTAAATTCCCCATCCACAGCCGCAATGACAATATCTCCGTGTTCAGCAGTCCGTGAGCTATCAACCACCAGCAGATCACCGTCGCTTATCCCGGCTTCGATCATCGAATCCCCTGCGGCTTTAACGAAATACGTTGAGCTGGGATGGGAAACAAGCAACTCATTAAGATCAATACGCTGCTCTACATAATCAGCTGCGGGGCTGGGAAAACCACATTGCACCAAATCGCTGTATAGTGGGATCGCGATAATTTCTCGCAGTTCAGTAGGCCTGATAAATTCCATTACGCATACCTCAAATACTGTTTTTATATACAGTAGTTTCGTTTCTGTCAGCGCGCAATACACCTTAGTCGTAGCGACTGTTTAAAGCTTCACCGCTTCGTTTCTAAGTTTCTATCAGGCTTCGAATTATTATTTTTGTAAATTTTCCGACTGAAATCCCAGATGCACAAATTTAAGCCGGTTTGGATGCAGGGAATTTTTTATAAAGCGTACAGACAGCAACATCATAGATAATTGCCACCTGCTTTCTGTCCACGCCGTTTGAAATCAACCTGCCAGCCTGCGCCCATTGCTCCGGTGTTAGCTTTGGTCGTCTGCCTCCTATGCGCCCCTTCTCACGCGCTGCCGCTAATCCTGCCCTGGTACGTTCCACGATTAACTCCCTCTCCATCTCGGCCAGGGCTGACATGATGTGGAATATGAAACGCCCCATTGGGCTGGAAGTGTCGATGCTATCCGTAAGACTTTTGAAGTGAATGCCGCGCTGCCGGAGTTCGTCCACCAGCAGAACTAAATTTCGCATGCTTCGCCCGAGGCGATCCAGCTTCCACACTACCAGCGTATCGCCCTCATTCAGAGTTCGCAGAAGCTTTTTAAGCGCTGGCCGGTTCGCTACCGTCCCGCTCATTTTTTCCTCAAAAACCTGTTCACATCCTGCGCGTTCGAGAGCTTGTCGCTGGAGATCCGTATTTTGGTCATTTGTTGACACCCTTACGTAGCCAATTTGCATGTTTTTCACCCAATATTTTCTGCAAAAAAAATCAGGTGACGTTATCGGCATGGCTGCCGCAGGGCAATCTATAAAACGTCGGTTTGGGAAGTAGCGCGACTAAGGACGTCGGAACGGACTCCGGTAATGTCATGCAAGTGGGGGCTTTTGGGGTTGGTTCTATCCATGGCGATGGACCACTACTGGACGCTATGGGCGCGTTTACACCGACCTGTTTCACCTCTCACTCCAATGATGGACTTACCCAGCTTGGGCTAACTGCCAATACAGGTATTACGTCAATAGTCGTCAACCGGGGAAGCCGTCCAACACGTATTCATCAGGCTTACATTCTGAGACGAACGTGGTTCTCGTATTACAGTGGCTCATCCTGGTCATATCAGGAGGCTTACACCACGGGCAATACCACTAAAGCCAGTGATGGTACTCTGAAAGCAGCATCTCCGGTCGCTCGTATCGTTGCGAGTGCTGATACATGCCTGCGCTCAGATATTGCTGAGGATGGTTTTACATGGTGCGGCTGCGGTACGGCGAATACCGAAGCTGAAGGGATCAAAATTTCCCGGCTCGATGTGGGAGTTTATGTGTTGACTGGTTCGGCAGGCCTTGCATCTGAGGGATGGCAGTTACTGCCGCCAATGGACCCTGGCGGCATGGGGGAACTGGGTGTAGTTGAGGCAGAGCAAACCGAAAACGGCGGACTGACTATCCGCCTGTTTAAGCGAAAATACCTGCTGGGCGATAAGGGGGAGATCGTCAAAACGAAAGGGGAACCGATGGACGTGCCGGTGAACAGCTGGATCGATGTTCGCCTGGATATGCCTGATGATTCTATCTTTAATCAGCGGATGAGACAGGAACCACAGCTTGAGCCTCTTTCTCCAGCTCTCTGACACGGATTGTCAGGGCTTTGATGGCAGCAAGCGCATCGAGCACTAGAGGGTTGAGGTCAAGTGTCATTTTCCCCGATTCCTCAGCTGAATGAACATACTGGGGATCTATCTTTTCCAGTTCCTGAGCAATAACGCCGCGGCGAATGACTTTATCTTCATCAGCAAGGTAGTAGAAGGTCTTAAAATCCATTGCCGCGATGTTTGACAGCGATTCGTTTAAATCCAGATCCCCGGTCACTTTCTTAAAGTTAATGTCCGATGTTCCTGCTGACTGAAATACCGTCCACGGTGCATCTGTTTTTGTAGTTTGAGGATTCGAGTTTAACAAAAATCGGCAGTACCCGGTCCCGCCAGTAGTCACCCACATTTGTGCTATTCGTTGAGTATTGTAAGAACTTTGGTAGCCACAACCGTTGGCCGGAGCCCAAATGGTATCTCCAAAGGCGTCACTGATAAACGATGAGTTTGCATCATTTGGCCTTGGAGCCTGGTATGTTCCAACCCCAAAAGCCCCCACTTGCATGACATTACCGGAGTCCGTTCCGACGTCCTTAGTCGCGCTACTTCCCAAACCGAGGTTTGTGCGAGCGTCAGCGGCATTCGTTGCCCCGGTCCCGCCCTGCCCAATCGGGATAGCTCCATTACTCCCTTTCTGAGCCAGTTTACCGATGCCGGGGATCGTTACAGGGGTGCCGTTGATGGTAACCGTGATGCTCTGGTTTGCTGAGGTGGTGGCAAATGTCTCCCAGGCGCCGATGTTCTCGTCATACTCGTTAATGAGCTGAGACATGCTCTGCGCCAGGCCATCGACCGAGAGACTATCAGTAACAAGAATGCCGTACTTCTGGCCGCTGAGCGCCGGTGACGCGGCGGGTGTAATCGTCAGTGACGTCGCACTGTTGATGGCCGTGATCTGAAACATCTGTACCGGGTTAGAAAGAACAAACAACGTCTGGCCAACCCGAATCTGGCTGGCGGGTGCCGTCCAGTTCGTGCCGGTGCCGGTGGCGGTATTTCCGTTAATGGCGATGGTGCCAGTGTTATAAAGCATATTTTCTCCAGGCAATAAAAAACCCCGCCGGAGCGGGGTTTGTTCAAAACTGAATGAGTTATTGGCAGGTAGTGCTGGTGAACGTGTTGGCGCTCACCCAGGTCCAGTTAAAGGGATAACCGGCGCGGTACTGCGTCTGATTGTTTTGCTTGCGGACTCCGTAGATCTGGACGCTGCTTTCCTGTCCGCCGACCAGGGCTGTTCCGGTGCATACGGGTTGCTGCTTCTCAATAACGCCAGCACAACCGGAGAGCAATACCGCTACCGCCAGGCAAAGAATCATATTTTTCATAGTGGTTATATCCCAGGGCATTCATGAAGCTACACAATAACAATATGAATCAATGGGATATAATTGATTTGGTAGATCAATTATTCGAAATTGATCGTTCAAAACGATCAATCATAGTTGGCGCAGTTGATGGCCATAATCACGTTCCTCAGATTCGAATACGTAACGTTCTGAAGGTTACCGCCGGGGGTTGTCTGCGGCCTGGCGAATATCCGCGTATTGCTTCCCTCAAGTTTTGCCATGCTCTTGTATATGGCCGAGTAGGGCTGCGGTTGACCGCCAGCCGATACAACCCCGGTAATTAGTCCCAGCATGGCAGGCATGCAGGCCCACTTCCCCGCCAGAGTTGTATTGATGTTGTATCCTGAGCTGGCATCCACCCCGGCGGTACCGAGGGTGACAACATCGCTCAGCGTGCGCGTTTCGTTTGTTAAAATCAGCGTCCCTGATGCATCCCACACAGCCAGCCCGTAGTCTGGCTTTGTCTGCGGGAAAATAGAGAAAAAATAAACGTACGCTGTGCCGGTTGCATTCGGTCTGAGAAAATCAATCGTGATGGTGTTCCCGCTTATCGTCTGGGTGATTTCGACCTCAACCGTGCAATGAACGAACGCGACAACAGGCTGACCTGCGGGGAATGTGTGCGTCACTTTGGTATTGAACCCCGATGTTCCCTGAAGTGCCGCTGTCTTTCGCGCCTGTAGAGCGATTGGCGAGCTGTTCGCGGTCACCCATACTTCCCCGCTCGTGGTCGTCAGTAAAACGCCATACTCCGCCATTTATGCCCTCTCAATCTGGAAAATGAGATAAGCCGCTGCCGCAGGCTCAGTCCCTGCTGAGTAGTCGGTATCGCCTACTGCTGACACTGTTGCTGTTCCCCCCGAAATGGTGATCTTCCTCCGACTCGTTCCAAACTGATCACCGTTCATGACCTGAAAACAGATCAGCCTGCAACCCGGTGGAAGCGCTACGGAGTAAGAGCCAGTTTTCTGGTTCTGGGCAAGCTGAAGATAGCCACAAACGCTGACAGGCTTAACGCCATAGTTGTTTACCTTGCCTGATGCGTCCCATGTCTGAACACCATATTCCGCCATCCAGTCCTCCTGAAAAAACAGAGGCCCCGTAAGAGGCCTCCCGTTACCATGTTCCCGTGATTCTCCCGATCTGCACCCTCAACACATTCCTGGAGTCCCGCACGCTGATTGTCTGGTTTGTCTGTTTCATGGACCCCTCACCAGCTGTCGAACCGTAGTTCTCAAACGTACCGCCCTTATCCAGCCTCCACCCGACTGAGCCAGCAACATAGTTATTGGACTGGATGTAGTTGCCGATCTTGGCGTTGCTGATGGTGCCATCACCTATCAGCGCGTCTCTGATGAACACCTGCCCGTTCTGAATAACGAACGGAAGCGTAACGGTCGCTCCGGCCTGATGCGTTACGGCGAAGCGGTCAGCCAGGAAGATAACCTGCGACTGCATGCCGGACGGCGTATTCTCCACGCCGATCCCCATCCCTGCCGCGTAAAGCTGACCATTGCTGGATAACCCGACCTTAATGCTGTACATCGCCTTCAGGTCGCCGTTGACGTTCGCAATGGCCTGCGCGTTGGTGGTGATCGCTGAAGTGTGCCCGTTGATGGTCGCCGTGATGCCGTTTATCTGCGTGGCGGTGGCCTGCTGATAATCGGAGAACGTCTGGTTCAGGCTGTTGATGGATGCCTTGTTGCCGTTCACGTCAGTCTGCAAACTCAGCAGCGAACGCGCCGTTGCCTCCTTCTCGTTGACGATCACCTCATCAATGCGATCCAGCTGCGCGCTGTTACCGGCGACCGATGCCGACAGCGTTTTGCGCGCGGCCACCTGCGCCAGATTGCCCTGAATAATCGCGATGGCGGAGTTCTTCACTCCGCCAGTCATACCGTCCACAGACACGCTGATGTTATCGATGCGCTGGCCCAGCGCGGTATCAGCCGTCGCCACTGTCTGCTCAAGCTTGCTCAGAGAAGAAGACACATCTCCGACCGTGCTCGACAGGTTTGTAACGCTGGTCTGAACCTTCCCGATATCCTGGGCGTTTTTGGCGATTTCCTGCGCCTGTTGCGCCAGTTCGTCGTTGGCCTGTTTAATGTCGTTAGCCATACCAGCAATTTTTTCATTGCTGTCTACCGCGTTCTCGATCAGGTCTTTGAACGTATCGGAGCCTTTCATGTCCTCCAGGATTGCATCGGTGATATCGGATACATCGATGCTGGCCTGCCCGCGCACCCAGTCGGTCCAACCGCTCTGATTCCCGATCCTGTCGACAAGCCGTGCCTGGTACCAGAATTCCTGCCCCGCCTTCAGCCCCATCTGTTGATAAAGTTTCTGCGGATACGGTACAGATGCCAAAAGCATCGGATTCGAACCGTCAGCAGCAATGCTGTATTGCAGCTCAGTGCTCAGGGTGTCGCCGGTATTAGCCGGGAATCCCCAGGTGACGTTGATTCCGAATACGACGTCTTCGGTGGCCTTAAGCCCGACAGGTTTGGGTACCTCACCCGCGCGTCCCTTCAGGTGTGTAAGCGCGGAAGTTGCCCAGAGACTCGATGCACCGCCAGAGTTGATCGCACGTACGCGGACCAGGTAATCCCCCTCGAAGATGCCAGGCACTTCGATATTGCGAAGACCAGTCTCCGGTACGTTAACCCACTCATTGTCACCGCGCTTCCACTGCACCCGATAGGCTATGACATCCGCCTGTGGTTTGCCGTTCTTGTCGACCGGCGCATCCCAGGATGCCGTCAGGGTAGCCACTCGCTGCCCCTGGCGCACTGCGTCATAGCTCGCTACCGCGATATTGGTCGGCTGGTTGACGAGGCCGGTTGGTATCAGACTAATTGGCGGCGTGTCCAGGCGGGCATTGTTATCGACCGCATCATATTTTGATGCGTTATATTCGGCCCCGGTGATTGTGAAGGTGTTTTCTTCATCATCAAATCTCAGGTTCGTAACGCGGAAGTATTGCAGGCGCAACTGCCCGGCATCGATGACGAATACAGCGTTGGGTAACGGCTCTGCCGTGAAAGGTGTGGCGAACACCAGCTGCGTGCCGTTTACGGCCTGGATCACCCTGCTTTCAACGGTACCGCCCCGTGTGCGGATCATCAGTGTGTCACCCGCAACGGCACTGGTTCCCCGATCGGTTGTCACAGCCTTCAACCCGGCGTTATATCCGGTTATACGCCCGCCATAAACACGCCCTGAAAGGCGTTCGTCAGCAAATGCAAACACGGTACCTGCGTTTTATTCTGCAACATCTGGCTGGTGCTGTCGTCGGTGTCGCGGACCACGCGAATCTGCCAGCCCGTACTGGCTTTCGGAAGATTAATGCGATGGGTGAGTTCATAGAGCGAACTGAGTTTCTCTGTCACGGTCCTTGTCATGATCGTAGAGAACGCACCACCATCTACAGCAAGATCGATATGGTACTTTACGGTAGTGCCGACAATATCCCCGTCGTTTTCCTGTTGCTGCAAACCCGGTATACCAATGCGAACGAGCACAGCGTCAATCTGGGTGTTACTCAGCGCGCGCGTCCAGGGCGTGGCTTTTGTCAGCGATACGCCAACCGTAGTTTCGTTCTCCACTGCGGGAAAACCCGGAATCGGCGTCTGGGTCTGTGTTCCCGGCCGAAATTCCCAGGAAACGTTTTCAAAGTTCATCGTTCCGTCGGCGTTTCCCAGCGGCGTACCGTCCAGGAAAATGCTGGTCGCATCCAGGCCACCAGCAAACTCACCTTCCCCGAGCGCCAGCAGCATGCGGCAGCGCGCCATTGACTGCGCCGAATCAGGTTGTTCTACAGGTGTGTGCTGCTTCTGGCTGCCACCCTTTGCACCGGTGATCGCTTCCATATTACATCCATAAAAAAAGCACCCGACTGGGTGCTTGATATTCAGAAAGGAGTTATCAGATGTCTTCGGCGACTATGCCAGCGCTGATGATGGCGCCGCCAATCTCGCGGACGCCATAGAGAAGCGCGACCGGGTTTCCCATCGCAAGGGTATTCACTGAGCCACCAAAGGCATAAGAGGGTTTATTGTCAGGGTCGTCTCGGCCCTGTAACCCTTTGGGCTGGGGCGAAAGCATCTGGTAAATACCGCCGGCCATCATACCGATGCCAGCAGAAATCATGGCTCCGCCTACTGGTGTAGCCCAGCCGTACGAAAGGCCTGTCACCACGATACCCGCGACGACCATTACAGCGCCAAGGATCGTCTGGAATATTCCAGCTTTTTTTGCCCCCTCCATTACAGGCGCAATACGAATATCGCTGTCGCCTGCCAGCTCCTGAAAGTCCTGCACGCCTATGTTGCGCTTACCGCGGAACACGGCGAAGGTCATGCCGTTTTTTTGGGCATTCATCAGATAGTCTTCCAGCCCGTCGAAGTTGATACACAGGGCTTTGACCGCTTCGGCAGATGTCTGCACTGCCAGTTTATGCACGCGCCCGAACCGGGCGCCCAGTGCGCCATACAAACGAATAGTGGTTAAACGCGCCATGGCTTTATCTCCTTTGGCAGATCCTTGTGACGAACGCAGATCATCGTGCGGTCTTTGAAATAGCCTCGGGCATACGGGGTGATACATGAAGGCTGGCCGTAAAGGTGATGGAGCAGTTCACCTTCTTCAGTGATGATGCCCGCATGGTTCCACTTATCCGAATCAACCTGCATGATGACCATGCAGCCTGGTGCCGGATCGCACTCGACGAATCTCTCCCGTTCCCAGTTATCAAAATAGAGGTTGTCCGGGTACTGGCTTTCCCACCACGGGTAATCGACGCGAAAATCGTTCAGCGTGACGCTCTGAATGGCGTGCCAGTCCATAATCAGCCCCCAGCAGTCATTCGAGCCCAGGATAAACGGACGCCCAATAAGCGGTACCGCCTCCGGCATTATCTCGGCGTATTCATCGCTGTCAGGTGAGTAAATACCCCAGATCACGCCGGAGTTGTTGCACTGCTGGCGGTCCAGATCGGACGGAATAGGCCGGGCACCGTCGCCCGGGTGGGAGTGGATGACGCGAATAATCGTCCCGATATCTTCGGCGTTAGCCCAGTGCTCGCCGTCGATGCGAAAATGTTCTGTCGGATTTTCGTGCGTATTCGGTACGGGAATGTAGCGCTGGCGACGGCCAGACTGGATAACGAAGCCACAGCACTCACGCGGGGACTCCTCCAGCGCATGCGCCCGGATAGCTGCCATTATGGTTTTATTCATTGGTACGTCCGGTTATCGGGTGAAGAGAACGGTTGCCGGGAAGCCACCAAAATCGAGGATTGCAGAGTTAGGATCGGTCAGGCCAGCGCCAAATCGTTTACGGCAGTCACTGAGACAACCGCCACAAACATCAAGGGCAGGATCTGATACTGGGTTTCCTTTTGCGTCGAAATACGCAGTACCGTTATAGGTGCATCCATCGCCGCTACGGTACTGACCGCGCAGCGCCCATTCACAAAGCGATGTGATTTGTCGGGTGGGGATCACAAGGCTCTGCAAATCGGCTGGGCTGCTGAGTGCCCAGGTGATCACCTCATCGTCTTCGGAGGTTTTGGTGTCAAGCCAGAAGGTCTGAAGTGTGAACATTGACGAATCAGCTGTAGGGTTTACGCCACCAGGGTAATTCACAGCATCGAGATAGACTGCATAGGTATCGATAATGCTCACCCTGGCGTTAACCATGTCCTTAAATTGCAGGCACAGCGCCGTGATATGGCCGTCAAGGTTTGAGACGCTGAGAGTGGGCTCCGCCGCCTGATCTGTTGAAAGCTCCAGGCCTGAAACCTGAAACGGCCAAAAATCGTAGGCGTTGCCACCGAAGACGATTGGCTTGGGTCCGAGCTTTTGTTCATCTCCATTGGCAACATCGATCTCTTCGGGTGTATGGGGGAAAGGTGCGTAGTGGAATCGGTGGATCCCGCCACTGAACTCTGAAGCGTCAACTTCAACCAGGCGGATCCTGCCACCCGGCGCCAGCATTGCTGCCTGATCGACTAACCCCATTATGCGTATACTCCGTAAGCCCGTTTGATGGTGAACGTCAACTCAGCATATTTGCTGCTGATCTGCGTTTTACGAACCGAATCGGCTACGACGCGGTAAAGCCCCTTCTCTTCCCCCGGCGGCGAGATGATAAAGGCTTTAACGGTGTGAGCCAGGAGGAAGTCACGGATCTTGTCCACCTCCGCTTCAGTGCCGGTATGTTTCATCGGTACCTGAATGGCAGTAGAGTTGATGCCATTTTCGGCCACCTGCTCATAGCCATCACCGAACTGCGCCGCGCGCACCGACTGGCTGTACTCTATTGGCCCCGCGCCGAGCTGCGAACGCCAGCAGTAGGTTTCAAGTGCCATATTTGCTCCATAAAAAAACCCGCCGAAGCGGGTAAGAAAATGACGAATGCTATAGAATGAAGTTCTCTGTCATTAAGTAAAACGAGATAAAAATGGATAAACTCGATATTAAATGACTTTTGGTAACCTCCAGGCAGACACAAAAAAATCATCCAAAATATTATTAACAAGGGATTAATATGAAGAAAATAATTTTAATATCTCTCATGTCATTCGCCACGTTTTCTCATGCAAGCACGAACGGCAATAATCTGATCGAGGGTTATAAGGCATACGTTAAAGCCACTGATGAAACATCAGACCTAAGTGGAGGGGAAATGTATAAAGGTGCTTATTTTCAGGGCTTTGTCAGTGCTACTTCTGATGCAACCGAAAATAATGCATGGTGCTCGCCTGCTAGTGAAACAGTAACAAATGCCCAAGTCTATGATGTAGTTGGGCAATATCTCACAAATCATCCTGAGAAGCGCTCGCAACAAGGCATATATATTGTTCGCGATGCTCTATCTTTGGCTTTTCCCTGCCCAAGGTGACCCGGTTAATCATTAGTGAAGTATCCCACTACTTCAACACGCGGGCACGGATAAAAAGCCCTGCCTTAGCAGGGCTTTTTATCCGCAGAGGTCTCGGTCTTGGCCTGAGCTTACAGTTTGTGCTAAACCGCCTCATACAGAAGGTGTTGGGCCGCAGCGGCTGACATAGGAGTTTCCTTCGAGATCTATCCACGACTCATCTCTCCCATCGGGATAAATAGCTTGCTCTCCTACTTCATAACTCACGCCTTTGGAAAACATCCCTTTCGAGGTCATCTTTAGATGAACATAAAAAGGATGATATCCAACATACGCACCAAACCCATTTTTACCAGCGACTCTGCCACATACGAAACCACTGACAACATCCCCGGACTCCTGGTTTTGGTCCATGTTGAACCTTACCATTTTAAACTTGGCGCTTTCCGGGTCCATCAACCCATTTGCAATTTCTTGCTGACCAAGTTGTAGTGCTTTTTTTTCTGAAGGTTTACACGCAGCAAGTGCGATGCAGGCTAAGCTTAAGCAAAGAATTTTTTTCACAATCATACACTGAATATCATATTTTTCCTAATAATAACCAAGGGTTATGAGAATGTAACGCGATGAGACGATATTACTTTTTCATAAAGCGCCCACCGATAGCTCCATCATCCCTGATGGCTCGAATGATGCCTTCCTGTACGTATTGCTTCATCCTCTCCGCTAACGCCCGGGCTGCCGCATCGCCCCCGCCGCTAGTATTTGCTGTCGCGTTACCTTTGTTATCGACATAGATATCCACGTTGATTTGATGCCCAGAACCACCAGCGCCATCCGCCCTCACACCGAGACGCCCGGCAGAATCCCGAGTAAGTGGCATGATTGCTTCAGCGCCGGCCTCTGCGAATACACCGCCCTTCGCAAACTTGGACGCCCCCTGGAAAGTAAAATACTGGGGAGAGTCGTATACCCCATTGACGTACTTACTGAGCCCGGGCGAGTCATAGACACCGCCTTTAGCATTAAAGGTTAGCCCAGCAGCAGCGTTAGCATATGATCCGCCAGGAGTGCTGCCGCCGCTACTGCCACCGCTTATCCAGCCCATCGCAGCCTGTACTGTATAGGCCACTATAAGTTGGTTGGTTATCTCGAGGATCATCTTGAGCATAGATTTGCCGAACGCTTTAACTGACGCGGTGCCAGTTGTCATAAGCTCAGTCAGCATATTGCTCAAGCCGGTCAGCGTGGAACTGGCAACATTCTTAACGGCGTCGTAAGTGTTCGTGGCCGCATCCAGATATTCATTCCAGCCACTTACTGCACCTGCTTTCCAGTCGCCCCGTAATTTGTCCTCTTCGGCATAATATTTCCTGAGAGCTGCCAGTTCTTTTTCATACCCGGCATCCTCAAGCTTACCGCCACCGTTCAGCCAGCCCTGGCGGAGCTGCGCTTCTTCCATCATGCGCTGCGTTTGCCGATTGCTGAGGCCTGCACTGTCGCGCAATGCATCGGTTTTTTCCGACATCTGCGTGACGTATTTATTCGCCTGCTGCGCCAGGCCGTTAATCTTCTGCTGCGCCTCTACTTCCTTGTTCTTCTGATCAACCACCTTGGCGGCGTTCAGAATCGCCTCACGGCTCGACAGTAAAGATTTTTCCTGAGCAGTCAGCGCGCGGGTTTTGGCTGCCTCATCCAATTCAGCAAATCGAGATTGCTGTTTAATGAACTCGGTATTTTTAGCGTGGGTTTCGCCAGTTTGTCGGAGGGTCTCGAGCGTTTCAGTTAACGTTCTGGCCTGGGCGCGGTAGTTCTCCAGGGTGCGATCGCCAGCTTCCAGAGTGGCTTTCGCCTCTTTGGTCTTTTTGGCTGAGTCCTGAGCAAGCTTAGAGACTGCATCTCTCGATTCGCGACTTGTTCCCCCTTCACCTGCCACTGTTGAGCCGCGAGCCTCACGTTCATATTTAGCCTGCGCTTTAGGATCGGTTACTCGCTTCCAAAGTTCGTTATAGCGTTTTTTATTCGCCTCAATTTCTTTGTCCGCTTCATCCCCTGCCTTCTTCATGGCCTCTACATCCATGCCAAGAAAATTAGCCAGCGCCCCACCACCCGGGATTTTTTCAGCCCAGCCAGCAATAGTGCCGGTGAATTTGGCGTCCAGTGAAGTAATGTTGAGGAAGAGATCTTTAATCGAAGCTTTAACAAGTTCGAAGATATCGATGATCTGGTTTCCCCAGGCACGCACGGTAACACCTATCTCACCAAAGGTGTCAGAAGCGCTCTTCTTCAGGCTTTCCCACGTTCGACCGATATTATCGGTCGCGTTGTTGGTCTCCTCTGCGCGCTTTGCCATGACGCCAGCAAACAGGTTAATGGATTCGGTAACAGCCGCCTGCTCACCCTTCTGCTTACGAAGCTGGATGATGTGCTTAATCATGGCCTCATCAACGAAACCATATTGCTCATTGAGGCTGGCCAGCCCTTTAACCGGATCGCTGACAATTTTGCCGAAGTCGGCCATTGCCGTTTTTGTATCGTTTCCGGCCTTACCCATGAGAGTGATGGCCGTTGCGATCTGCTTCATCTGGCTGGCGGTATATTTGCCAGTATCGTTCAGTGTAACCAGCGTATCGACGGTGGAACTGATCGATGTATTCGTCTTGCCGGCCAGGCGATCGGCAAGCCGAGAGAGGCCGAGATTATGGCTAGACGAACTTGAAGCCCTCCGGCGTAGTCGTTACATCGATGCCGTTACGCAACCCGTCGACTTTGTAACGCATACGGGCGATGATTTTTCGCCAGGCCTGCTGCGCTTTGGCAGCCGCCATGACGTCCAGTTCATCCACCATCGCATTACCGATTTTGAAACCAACTATCGAGCCTGGCTTCTCCATCGAGCGGCAGATTGTTGTCCCGCGGTACCGTCGCCCCTCGTAGAAGTGAACCTCTTTGTTCCCCTCATTGATTTTGACGCTCAGGCCCCAGTCAAAGGCCACCTCTTCAATCGTCGGGTAGAAGATGTCACGGATCTGCGGGTACGTCGGCGCGAAATAACCCTGGTTGATTTTAGGGTGCTCCCACATCCCCTTACAGATGCCGCCACAACCAACCCACGTCTTACCGGAACCGAACCCGGCAACGTAGGCTTTGAATTTGTGCTGCATCGCGAGGAAACGCGCCTGAGGAATGTTAAGTGTCGGGCTGATCCCCATCTTCCGCCCTCGCGTCCACTACGTTGATATTGATCTGCACTGGGGTCGGTTCATCACCATCACCATCACCGGCCAGTTCTTTGCGGAGTTTCTCAACCTCCAGCTGCCGGCGGTCGATTTCGATTTGCTGGAGACGTTGAGCGAACTCGCTATCCGCCAGGCCAAGCCGCTTCATTACCGCTTCAAACATTCGCTCACGGCTGATAGCGGTTATCTCGACGCCATTCTTCCCCAGCTTCACACCGGAATAAGCCAGAGCAGCAACAGGGGAGAGTTTCCGGGTGTCGGCGAAATACGGCTGACCTATACCATCGCCGTTGCAGCGCGGACAGCCTGGGTTAGGTTCTCGGGTGTGATCGTAGCCGTAACCTCCAACATCGACTGGCTCACGCTTATCGCGTTCTGTAGCTTCGAGGCGCTTCTCTTCGAATTCCACCATATCGCGCCACTGGTACTGGTGGCCGAATCCCCAGCAGTAACGACACGCGCCGCGGCGGTATTGTGAGAGTTGGTTTGCATCGAAGGTGGCGAGCTGCCACATCTGCGCGAGGACTTCATCGGCACTCCCGAGAGTGCGCGCAATGGAGGCTTTCTGCTGCTGCGCAATGGCCTGCGCAACGTTAGGATTCGTTATGAGCTGACGACCGTAGTTTGGGTCGCTATATCCAGCGCGTGCGGCGGCTGCCGTGGCGTTGCTGTCCTTCAGGTACTCCGCGACAAATAAGCGCTGCTGAGCGGTAAGTCCATCATCATCCACCAGCTCCTCTGCGCTTCTATCTTTCTGCGCAGTGCGCATTTTTTTCTGCGCAGTTTTTTGCGCAGAAGATTTTTTTATATATCGACGAGCTGTAGCGTAATTCAGTCCCTGCGCTTCGCACCATTCCTTTGGTGATACGCCGGTTGCGACATGGTCGGACAGGAACCGTTGCTGAAGCACGCCCCAGTCCGGCTTGATCATTTAATTTACCTTTTTACTAAAGTTTTTTCATGGAATGGCGATAGACTAAAAGCACAGCTTGCTACACCCCCTTAAATGTTTACATAGGTTATTATTAACAATGAAAGATGATGAAGTTCAAGAACAGCTTTTAAGCGATAAAAAAATTCGTGAAGTAATCCTGTCAGTTATTAAGGAGAAAGAGTCTGCCAAAAAAACAAATGAGGAATTTCAGGGGCTTAAAAAAAATTTGTTTTTTGGATGTATAGTTGTTACATCCTTTATTGGAACGCTTTTATCAATGTTGTGCAAAGACACCACCACTTCTTTTGTTTTTATGGGGTTTACTTGGGCAGGTGTAAGCGCAGTAATAGATTTTTGGAATTATCCATCAGGACTTCAGAAAAACATCTGCTCAGGAATTATAAAAGTAATTCCAATTATTCTTGGTGTGATTAAATACAACTTTTATTCGTAATCATGTCTTGAGATTAGAGTGTATTAATACAAAGTGATATGGTTTATGAGGCAATCGCTCTAATCTTATTGTTGTGATGCTCCAAAGATCCATTCGTATCTTGCACGTGAAGGTTTCGCCTGTTTTGCTGGTTAGCGTGATTTAGTAGAGGCCGGACATTGAGAGCCTCTTTATCCGCTTGCGGGGATATTGTCATTTCAATGTCTGCCCATGGTGATGGCAATAAAAAACCGCCCGGAGGCGGTTAAGAAATGAGCTCCCCAATCTTCAAACTACCCTCAAACAACACTTCTTTCGAATTCTGATTGGTAATAATACCGCTCCAGTACTGCCTTGCTTTAATCAGTGTTTCGTCATAGGGCTCTATATCGGTCAGCAATAACTCTTCATCGGCTGAGTGTAAAATACCGCTGGGAACAACTTTGAACACGTTAATATCTTTCGAAGATTTACCGATGCGACTTAGCCAAAACTGTAAATTGTCTTCACCTTGAGCCAGCCAAATACATTTTTGCCTGGAGGGCAAATCGTTAAACTCTGACTTGCGCACATTTTCCCAGATAAGTTCCCGCACGTAGTTACTAAAGTATCTGGCGGTCTCGAACCCCATTTTAGCAACATACTGAGAATCGGGGTTGTTCATTCTATTTTCTTTAATTTCTTGTAAAACATACATGCGACTTAACTGTCGCTGACCATCCTGAAATTTAACTGTTTCTGTGGGGTAGTTCGATGTTAAGTAATAATTGAAGTAGGGATTGTTCTCAGATGTAGTTATAACATCACCAGTCTTCAATGGTTCATGCGTTGACCAAGGTCGCCTTTTCTTATCAGCTATGTGGAAGTAGTCCATTCGAGTCTGTCTTTAAGTTTGTCAGAACCTTATTCTACCTCAAACACTGCTCAATAATGTACTGCTGGAGATATCTCACTTTGGTTTGGTCACTAAGGATTCCGGATCGGATAGCGAGAACGTTTCGTCCAGCAACATCAGAGAGTTCGACGGCGGCATCATGGCCCACGCCGGTGGTGCTGGCGGATTTGGTTGAGGATGGCACTGGACACTTTCCTTTGACGAGCACCCTGTCACCGCTATCAAGCTTACGCTTAAGAGCGTCATTTTCAGCTTGAGCATCAATTAGCTCCTTTGTGTATTTTGCATCCATCGCCGCTGAGTCACGCTGGCGGGCCTGCATGTCTTTGATGGTGGCGTTCGCCAGGCTTAGCTGTTCAGTAGCCTTGTTGCGCTGGTCTTTGTAGGTAATGGCGTTGCCGCGATAGTGATTAATTTCCCATGCCATGGAAACCAGCAGACAGAAAACGACAGCGCAGATGAAGACTGTTAACCGACTCATTTCTGGCCCCACTCGCAAACTTCGCGCTCAATCTCCCGGCGGGATACCAGACCTTTCCACTGCTTACCACCAGCATACGTCCAGCGCTCCAGTTCCTTGCAGGCTCCCGGCATATCACCGGAGTTCAGCTTCTTAAGCAGCGTGGAGCTGGCGAAAGCACCAGAGCCAACGTTATAGGTGAATGAGTAAAGCGCAGCACGGGTAGGCTCAGGGATGCGAACCTTGATCAGCGGGTCGATGGCGTTTGCCACCTTTCGCAGATCTGCCTTCAGCAGGTTGTCACACTCTTTATCGGTGTAGCGGTGACCGCGGCGAATATCGGTACCGGTGTGCCCATCGCAAACAGTCCAGACACCAACGACATCCTGATAGGCGTAATAGCGACGACCTTCCAGTCCATCTGCATTACCCAGCATGACTGCTGCTATAGAAATTGCACCTGATCCGCCAACAATGGCGCCCACCAGCTTATTTCTGAGTGTCGGGTTCATCACGCCTCCTGTTGCGGTGGTTGTCTTCGCGGATTTTGAAGTAGAGATTTGTTAGGTACGTGAGTACGGCGATGATGATGCCCACCAGCACGCCAATCGCGTTCCACTGCTCGGGACTGTAGGCATTCAGCATGCCGTTTAGAATGCTCCCGGCTGAAGCGCCATATGCAGCACCTGTGGTTATTTTGTCCATGCGATACATGCTCTCACCTCGCGATGCTGCGGGTGTTGAATGTTTGAAGATGATTAGCCGTAATGACTAAAGCTGAGGGTGTGTTCTACCGATAATGATATGAACATTTAATCTGGGAAATTTTATGCAGACAGTATCTACGTACAAAGATCTTGCAAAAGCAATAGCCTGTGATTCAAACAAAATTGAAGTCACTGGTGATATAACCAAGGGAACGGTAAAAATCGTGGCCAGTGGCGCGGTTTCATGGGCTATTGCTATCGGCGCAATTAGCATCGCATACGCTGCATTTGTTATGACGCCTGCGACGGGAGGAACTAGCTCAACTTTATCATTAATTGCTGCACCGGCAGCTGTTGCCAGCATTGGATTACCAGCAACTACCGCAGCAATTGCAATTGTAACGGGCGCAGGATCCTTAACGGCGATTAAAAACTTAAGGAAATATAAGGTTGAATCCCTTGAAGATGGTAAAGCTATTTTAGTTAAAAAATAGTTAAATGAGTTCCTAGCTGGTGTACAAGGGCGTTTAAGAAGGTATAAAAAAGCCCTACGGGGTTAACCGCAGGGCTTTAAACGAATGCAATAACCCATCGTTAGAGCAAAATTACCACAGATTCGGGAAAAGTAAATAGCTCACGATAAAATAACACCCTATTTTGTTATCTGCTTCAACTGCGCATCGGCCCATGCCTCTTCGATGTCAAATTTAGTGATTAGCTGATTGTAAAAGGACTTAACAGACTTCTTCCAGGTATCCAGGCTGATTGTATCCGTTATCTGGCACACCGCGGCGTAAGCCTCAGTTGATGGAATTCGCTCATACCCGCGTCCGCCGCAACGCTTGCAGTCAGCCAGAACCGGCACGCCCTGTTTTTCAGTGAGTTCCTGATTCACTGCTTTACCGCGCCCGTGGCAGTCTTTACAGGCGCAGCTGACAACTTTCTTACCTTTGCAGGCCGAACACAGAACCCGCGCCACCTCTTTCCCTTGGCGTTTAACTTCGAAATCACTTGGCGACTGCTTAAGGTCTTTTGCCCACTGCGGGAGCCTCATGGTGTAGTGCGATTTCATGGTGAAGACATCAGCCTCAATGAATCCCTGACCGGAGCAGCAATCGCACTGCTTCTCGCTGGCAGCACTGCGGGAATAGTCCTCAAAAGCGAAGGCGGCCAGCTGGCGCATCACCAGCGGCTTAACACTGGAGTCAAGCTTGCGCAGCGCCGCTACGCTATCGCATTTTGTCAGTGCATACTCCGCCAGAAGCTCAATCGCCCTCGCCCGATCGTTGTAACTGATGCCCATCTTGCCGAGGAAGGCACTGTATCCCATGGCGGCGCGTTCCTGGGTCATGCCCATGGCCGCCATGACATCCGTCCCGGTCAGTGAATCTGAACCAGTGGCGCGCGGAGAGTCGCTAATAAGCGTCGACTTGGCGAAGTGGTATTTCACGGTGTTTTCGAGGTTCATTAGGCTGCTCCTGCTGAATGGTAGATACGAAGAAAATTACGAAGAATGCGGTAATCCACCAGCACCGATCCCCGGTAGCGGTAAATGCGAAGGCGCTGCCAGCTCGCACGAAGTATCTCAAGCGTTTCTGGCTTCATCTGGCCTCCTCTATGATGATTTGCCCGGTTTCTCCCCAGATTTTGGTAACCCGTCCGTCCCAGACATGGCTATCCTCGTCAAACACTGCATCCAGTAGAGCTTTTTCCAGATTGTCTTTGTCAGGCTTTTGTTGGTGAGGCTGGCCGACATATTGCGCCCGCTTTGTCTTACTCCAGCTCTTCGGCATGGGGATGACGAACGTGATGTGATATCCGGACTCAGGCAGACGGATGCCAAGCAACCGGACCTGTTCTTTGTATGCCCAGTACGCTGCTGTTGCTGGCCGTTTATGCCATCGATCACGCTGAGTCATTCGGGGCTTGCCAATCGGCGTAATTTCGTACATTTTCATGCGGGCACCACCAGCCCGCGGCGGGCAACTTCAATCACTGTCAGAACAATCGCGCGGTCCATAAGCTGCCGACGCTCCTCCCTGTTCAGCTTATTCCCGTTATCAATGCTGTCATGACAGCAAATGCAGAGCGCAGCTGTCGCACAATCATCGGTTTTTAATCCCATGCCTTTCCCTTCATTCCGGTGTGCCACCTGCGTCCCCCATGCTCCACAAAGAACACAACGCTCGATCTGCCCGACGGCGGCGAGCCATTTTTTGCTGCGATAAATAGCCATGCTCACCCCCATATCCGGTTTTGCCACCGGCGATTTATACGCGGTGGTTTATTGCCTTCAGGCAGCCGGGCGCTGACGGTCCAGGTGAGATAATCGGAGTTCAGGTTGCGCTCTACCTTCACGCCGCGGCGCTGGTATTCCGCCATGAGTTCTTCGGCCTGCTGGGTTGTGCAATCGGTATGATGGAACCAGGTCTTCTTCATTCCCGTCACCCCGCAAAGCTCATGAGCTGCGCAGCGGCGTTCTCCGCCTCGCCCTGGTCTCTGAACGCTTTTGACAATATCCAACGCCAGAGGACATCGAGCGCGGCTTTGTACAGCTGCTGGAACTCGATTTCGTCCATGTTCGCGAATGAGATGCTGCGAGGATGTTTCTGAAGGGTGCCATCTGGAAGCTTTATGGCGTCGTAATGCCCGGCCTGAATCGTCACCCAGGCGCGGTATGCATCGAAGGATTTACAGAGACTGATCCCGTTTGTTACACGGCGGCTCGCAACCTGCTCAAGATAGTGCTCAGCGGCATCGAGCAGTGCGCCTTCGTTTCCGCCATAGGAAGCCAGGAACTTGGCGTAGCCGGTAACCAGCTTGCGCTCATTGGAGGAGATTGCCCCGCCGGTAGGCTCCCAGTATTCGAAGCCCAGATTCAGCAAAGCGAAGAAGCGGCGATGAAACGCAGGATTGCGTACCTGTTTGAAGTCGGCCACCAGCACGGCGCCGAGCTTGATTTTTGATTGCAGCAAATCGCTGGTCTCCGGCGTAGCCGGGATCAGGATCCCTGAGGACTGCTTAATGAATTGTAACTGCGCCATGGTGTTCACTCCGTGGCGCATCGCGGTCAGGTTGCTGGTTGTTCAGGCCAGCTCAAGAATTATGATTGCGTACGTAGTGACAAGTCAATTTTTAGAAGCCATTTCCCTTACAACTTCCATAATGGTTTCTTTGGACCAGTAACGATCGTCCCTGCTTAGTTTTCTGTGAGTTATGGAGCTATCTTTGGTGGAAATTATATAGCGCTCTTCCGCACCCAACTTGAAGGACAGCAACTCCCTTCCTTTCCCATCGGTTATGGTCACTCGCAGATCTGACTGAACTACACCCTCCACTGAATCCCCCTGAGCGACATACAGACGCGATTAGAAATTGTCGGCAGCAGCATCAATGGGATTCGCAAATTGCGGTATTCTGAAAATGCGCGCTACCCCTGAGAACACCCTTAATAGAACCAGTCGTCTGCACTTTCCCAGGTTTCCTGAAGGATACCTTCAACCGTCTTCTTCGCTTCCTTTGCCCCACCATAAACGCTTAACCCATCCGAACCAGCACGACGAACAACCAGACTGCAATCCTCGAACTGATTCCGGAGCCGTTTTAGCAGTTCTTTTTCCAGCGCCGGCATTGCTCCATCTGGAAGTTTCTTTGTGCGATCAATGGTTAATTCAACTTTCATTATTGCCTCCGCGCATTAAACTGTATACATATACAGTACACCTATGAGTGTGGTTGATCAACGGTTTAACAGCACGAATTGTTAAAATTATAATTTAGTAATAGATTTAAATCACAAATAAAATTCTAAGATTATGTTTCTTACGTGTTTGAAAATAATAAGAGATGCTGTGAAGAAGACTGTTTGGACAGAATTAGAGAAAATTTACAGGCTGTATAAATATACATACAACATCAAGCCCAATCCCGAAGTTGAAAGAATCCACAGCAATAGTTACGGAGCGTTATAATTAGCCCTTAATAAAACAAATCCCATCAATTTCAATGACTTAGCAATTCGTAATTGAACGGATACGTGTTATCACAAGAAATTTTTTTTTGGCTATGAAGCCGCATTACTTGTAATGTATTATTAAGCAGTGATGTCTCAATTATCTACTAAGGAAATGAAATTGAACAACAATCCAGTGAATGCTTCACCTGCAAAAAAGTTTTTTGTGGATATGCTAACTCGCGATATTGAACTTACAGATGCAATCCTTGATCTTGTGGATAACTGCCTCGACGGAGCAATGCGGTCAATATCAAGCAATCCTTCTACCAAAGATAAAAAATATAGCGGTTTCTACACAAATTTGATAATGGACAAGGATAAATTTATCATCGAAGATAATTGCGGCGGAATATCTGCGGAACGGGCCGAAAAAGAAGCATTTCGATTAGGGAACACTAACTTCGGTAAAGAAAGAAAAGTTCCAACCATAGGTGTTTATGGCATCGGGATGAAAAGGGCAATGTTTAAAATGGGCTCTCATTCTGTTGTTTCGACAAAAACAGACGAAGATGAGTATGAAGTCGAGATTCGTCCTGATTGGCTAACAAATGATAACGACTGGTACCTACCATTAACACATAAAGCCACCGGATTAAATCATAATGGTACTAGGATTGAAATAACTCAAATAAGAGATGGGATATCTAAATTATTAGGAGACAAGTACGTTTTCCAATCAGACCTAATGAACGTAATATCAAATCACTTTGCAATAGTAATAAAAAAAGGTTTTAAAATTAGTTTAAATGGCCAAGAGATTAAACCTAATCTCACAACTCTCCTTTATAATGAAAATGCTTTTAAAGATGGAGATGGAATAACACCTTACGTTTACACAAATGATATAAATGGTGTGAATATAGAGTTATCAGTCGGTTTTTATCGAGATCTAACAACAGATGATGAAGATGAAGAATATCTGGAATCTAAAACATCAAGCGAAAAAGCTGGGTGGACTGTCATCTGTAATGACCGAGTTGTTATCTATTCCGATAAAACAAGATTAACAGGCTGGGGTGAAGCAGGTGTGCCTGCATATCACACACAATTTATTGGTATTGCAGGCGTTGTTAAATTCACTTCGAATGATGCCAGTTTATTACCAGTGACCACTACGAAACGCGGTATTGATGGTAATTCAGATCTTTACTTAGCCGTTAAAGATTATATGCGCGAAGGACTTAAAACCTTTATAAATTTCACAAATAAATGGAAATCCTACGGTAACAGTAATAACACTATAAAATCGATGAGTAATAAATCGCTTCCTGCAACATCCAGTGAACTCATTAATCTGATTCCCAAAAAACAACTCAAAGCAAACCCTAAACCATTTGGAGGAAAAATATACAAACCCGCTCTCCCATTGCCAAAGGTTATTAATAAAACTAAACTCATTAAATATAGCGTTGAAATCGATGAGTTCAACCAAGTAGCAGAGTATTTATTCGATGATGTGAATGTACCAGCTGTTGACGTAGGGCGTAAAACATTTGATAAAATGTTAAAAGAGGCTTTAGAAAATGAGTAATGGAAACAGCATACCTTACCATCTTAGACATAATAAGGCTGTTGACCGCAATTTGTTCATTGATCTATTAGGAAAGATCAATAACTGTAAAAACATTTCAGATTATGTTTATGCTGGTTTTGGAGGGCCATTCCTCGAAGATTTTAAAGTAATGCATAGCGTACTTAAAATAAAAAAAATGATTTCTCTTGAGATCGTTGAAAACACACATAAGCGGCAGAAATTCAATATGCCGAACTCTTGTATAGATATTGGTAAAGAACCACAAACGAGCCAAAATTTTCTTACTAATTATAACTTTAAAAAAAGAACTCGGCATGTCGTATGGCTCGACTATACGTTACCCTCTATGTTAAACGACCAATTAGGGGAGATAGAACTACTCTGCAACAAACTTAATGCTCACGATATATTAAAAGTTACTGTTAACGCTCATGCAGAAACGCTTGGCCGCGATCCCAACGCACCCTATTCTGCAACTCCGCATGAATTTCGTGCGTCAAATTTAAGCGCCATATTGGATAGATATGCACCCTACCCAATAATGCCTGAGCATGTGACTTCAAAAAATTATCCAATAACATTACTACACGCAATACGTAAAGCAGTAAACATGGGTCTGTCCACAAGGTCTGATATATTTATGCAACCATTATCATCTTTTATTTATGCTGATGGCCAAACGATGCTCACAGCCACTGGAATTTTGCTCGAAAACGAAGAACCAAGAATAAATCGTTTCTTCAAAAAGTCTCGCTTGGAGCATTGGCCATTTATTGATAAAACGTGGGATAAGCCCCGAAATATTACTATTCCTACTATGTCCTTGAAGGAAAGGTTCGAAATTGAATCTAAACTCCCAAATAGTACACCTGAAGAAATCATTGAGTCTATGGGGTTCTATCTCTCTGAAACAGAACCCAAGACAATAAATCAATTAAAAACCTTTATTGAATATCAAAGAGCAATACCCTGGTTTTCTAAAGTGCAATTCTGAGTAAACATTTTACATAACTCAGCTAATGGTAACAGCATTGCTTCAGCAACTATAGGGCAAACGCTGTTACCAATTTGCCTGAAACTATGCCATTTTGTTGGGTGAAATTTGAACCAATCAGGGAAACCTTGAAGCCGAGCAGCTTCCCGTGGGCTAATAACACGAGGTTGGTATGGATGAATAGGCCTAACTGCTTGAAAACTGCCTTTTTCCTTCCCTGTGCCAGCCCTTAATGTGGGGCAAAATCCATTAGGATCCAGTCGTTTAGATTTAGATATAAGATCAATTTCACCAAATTGCAAATTGTTATAACGCTTCTGAACTTCTTCGCTGTGAAGCGTACCCAGAAATCCAGAAACTTTATTCATTTTCAATTTGTTAAGCGTTTCTTTATCTCCAACACCAGAAGGTATCTCACCCCACAATTTATTGTAAAAAGAGCCATGGAAATGACGTTTTACTTTATGCCAAGCCTCAGCATCAGTCTGCCAAGTTGGTTCTACATTAAAATTGATCCCGGCTAACGCATCACCTACAGTAATCAAGCGTTCATCTTCCTTTGGGAGAAATTGTTTTATATCCAGCAGGTTTTTTCCTAGAGTCTTTTTATAACCTATGAAAAATATACGTGTTCTTGTTGTAGGTGCACCATAATCAGAAGCTTTGACTTTCAATGGTGGCAAAATATAATAATCATCTTTGATTAACGACAGTGCTTTATTTCTAATCGGATCATATTTTTCATTCATAATGCCCGGTACATTTTCAGCCAAAAAGCATAATGGTTGTATTTCATTAATAATCCTGAAGAAATGAAAATATAATTCATTCCTTACGTCATCAACATTTCCTTTTCCAATGCTACTGAATCCTTGGCAAGGTGGACCACCAATTAAACAATCTAGTGATTCCAAATTAATACTTTTTAATAATTCCATTCCATCAATGGAAGAAACATCATCCATAAAGTGTCGTGAATTTGGGAAGTTAACATGATGTGTTTCAATAGCGTGCGAATCAATTTCAACAGCGGCGGCTATTTCAAATCCTGCTCTTGCAGCACCTAGACTAAGCCCACCAACACCCGCAAATAAATCTATAGCTTTCATATAGTTAAACATACCCACTTTTATCTTTATGTTAGTATAACATGCTTTTTTCCGCTCTTTTTGAGTTAATGTTTTGATCATTGTTCAATACTCGATTAGTTGGTTAAACCTGCCGTTTTACGGCGTTGGTACTCTTCCATCAGCATCTGCGCCGGAGTCGGGCCTCGATCCTGATCTGGTGCGGTAAGTGCCCGACGTATTGGTGGAACTGGTTTCCCATCGAGAACACGCATTTCCCAGTCGTGGAGTATATCGCCAGCAACGCGAACAAGCTCTTTCTCGCTGAGCTGGCCGTCAGTACCGCGTCTGCGCAGTTCAAGGCAAATGTGATAGAGCACGGGCTGGCTCCACGGGTATTGCTCACTGGTCGGGTAGCGAAAAACCAGCTTTCGCCAGCGCCAGTATTCGGACATGACATCGTCTACGGTGATACCGAGGGCGCCATGACCTTCCCGACACCATGCGATGAACTGACCTGGCGACGGCAGGAACGGGCGTTCCTGGCGACGTGCAATGCGCAGCCCGGCGTTCACCTGTTCCATGGTGGTAATCCCGTTTTCACGAAATGCCAAAGCCCACTGGCGGCGCAGTTCGTCAAACTCAGCCTGGTCGCTGAAGCTATGAACGCTGGCCGGGAATGCTGCACGCAAGGCGCTAAACAGCGCGTTGAAGATTTCAGCGGTCTGCTCGGCGGGCGTGTCCTGCGCATCCGGCAATTCAGGCATGCCGCGTGCTATGCGCGCAAAATTTTCACGGTCTATGCTGACCATCTGCTCAGAAAGACTTTTCATCGAACACCCCGTTGATCCAGTCTGTGTTGTTGAAATCGACCTTGCCCTTCGCATTGGTCTTCGTTGTCTGTCCACCGCTGCGCAGGCGCTTGGTAGTTAGGTCGTCCCACTTCCTGCGCAGACTTGACGGGCTCAGGATGTTGTCTTTCCAGAAATCATCCTTGTTGGCCCACTTGAACAGATCGCAAATCTCGAAGTGTGTACGTTTGTCCTGGACGCGCATCAGGCGGATTGTGTTAGCCCATTCGACCCATTTCGGTTCGCTCAGGCTGGCATTGACGGTCAGGCGCAGAGAATGAATCCAGCGAGCAGCTTTGAGATCGTCAGCAGTTCCCCATGATTTACCTGCCGGGGTGTAAATTCCGTCAGCAGCTTCAGGGTGACGAGAGAGGAATTTTTGAGTCGCCTCGTTTCGGGATTCTTCAGAATTCCGAGACGAAGAGATCTTATTATTTATATTGTTGTTATTATATTGTTGTTCATGATGCGCGGGGAATTGCGCGGTCTTATGCGCGGGTATATGCGCGGCATGTCCCTCGCAAGCCGCGCCACTACTGGCTTCGTCATGCGCGGTGAAATGCTCGCCGTTATGCGCGGGGAATTGCGCGGGCAAATCGTCTATTTTTTGAGCATATTGCTCATAATTTGTGATGGTTATCACAGTGCCTTTTCGCTTCTCTCCAGAACGAGAAATCATTCCTTCGCGCTCGAAAACATCAAGCATCCTGTCCACGGCGTGGCGACTACTCGGCTTCCCTTCCCGGTCACATAATTTCAGCCCCAAATCGGCCGTTGTGGTTACCAGTTGTCCGGTTTGTAAGGGCCATTGACGGCCTTTAAAGTTCGCCGTGTAGGGCTGACGTGCAGCACCCAAAAGAAGGTTCTCCCACAACGTGCGCAGGAACTCAGCCTGAACGCTGAGTGGAAACTGGTACAGGCAATTAAGCAGGTATTCGCGCCAGATGAAGAGCACGAAGTAAAGCTACTTGCTGCTTTCATGGCCGACTGGTTGAGAGTAGATGCCGGCGACCGCAATGAGGTAGCAAGAGAGTGGAGGAGCGGAAAGCTTACTCTGCTCAAATCAGAAAGAACCAGCGACGCCGGGGTTGAAACTGGCCAGCATATCGCTACTGATGACGGTATCCAGATCGGCGAGCACGACGATGAAAACACCCGTTATCCAGTGTGCAGAATGCCCTTCCGCAAGCAACTTCTTTCACAGTTCACCGCCGACGAACTGCGCCACCACGTAACCCGCGAGCAGTACGAAGCTATCAGCGCGCTCGAGATGGACACTGACAACAGCTACGTTCAGAACCTGCTGCTGGCGGCAGAAAACTGCGAAGAGATTAAGGGCTACGATACCAAAGACCTGTGGCGCTACACCGACGCCATTCGCAAGGTGTTCAGCCAGGAGAAGCGTCACGAACTCGCTTTGGTTCTCCGTTTCACCAAAATATGGGCAGAAACTGATTACATTGACCGTGGCATCCTGGCGCGTGAATGGGCTGCCGGTAACCACATTAGCAGCGTGCAGCGTACTGATTCCGGCACTAACGCTGATGGCGGCTATGTTACCGACCGCGGCGAAGGCGCGCATCATACGATGGACACACTCGATCTTGAGATCGCATGCGCCCTGCTGCCTATGGATTTTCATCACTTTGAAATCCCCTCCAGCGTTTTGCGCCGCGCCAAAGAGATCGTGGCGAAGCGAGAAGAACCATGGAAATCATGGAGTGCCATTCTGCGCAACCAGCCTGGGGTTTTGTCGGTAAACCGCGCGGCTATCTTCAACGTGATCCGCATCGCTCCAGAAAACATTCATCACACGCCAGTGGCTCATCTTGAGTTCGTGAATAAAACCATGACGGCAGAGTTTAACTCCGCGGTTGAGCTTCTTCCGTTATCTGAGCCAGTTGTTGAGGTGGAAGCTCAAGCAACTCAACCGAAAGTTGAAAACCTCGGAGGTGGAATTTTCTCCATCGATGCCCTATTGGGTGGAACTACCGATCCGGTCATCAATACCTCCTCAAATGAAGTCCAAAAAACGGAAAACGCAGCGGAGACCACCAGCGATGTGCAGATGGAAACGACTCAGCCAGAGAAAGTCGAAAATACTGATCTGGTACAACCAGGCGAAGGCGCTGATGCAGCTGATACGCAAGCAGTTACCGTAGCTCCGGCAGAGATACTGGCCGCAGCCGCACCAAGCCTCACTAACCAGGAGCAGGCTGGTGTTCACCAAAAAACAGATTCTGTCAGCCAGGAAGAGCCAGAACCTGCTCAAAGCGAACCAAAATCGGCACAAAACGAACCAGAAGTGCATCAGGAAGAACCAGCTGTTGAATATCCTGCTTATTTCGAGCCAGGCCGCTATGAAGGTCTTCCGAACGAGGTTTACCACGCCGCCAACGGCATCAGCTCAACTCAGGTGAAAGATGCGCGCGTATCGCTGATGTACTTCAATGCGCGCCACGTTGAGAAAACCATCGTCAAAGAGCGCTCCGCAGTTCTGGACATGGGCAACTTAGTGCATGCGCTGGCGTTGCAGCCTGAACAGCTGGATGCAGAGTTCAGCATTGAACCGGTTATCCCTGAAGGCGCATTCACCACTACGGCGACACTGCGCGCCTTTATCGATGAGTACAACAACGGCCTGCCTGTACTGCTGAGCGCAGACGATATCAAAAGATTTCTTGAAGAGCATAACGCCACGCTGCCCGCTCAGGTGCCGCTGGGCGCTAGCCTGGAAGAAACAGCGCAGAACTATATGACGCTGCCAGCTAACTTCCAGCGTATCGATGCAGACCAGAAGCAGACGGCAACGGCAATGAAAGCCTGCATCAAAGAGTACAACGCCACCCTGCCCCCGCAGGTGAAAACCAGCGGTAGCCGTGACGCGCTGCTCGAGCAGTTAGCGATCATCAATCCTGACCTGGTCGCGCAAGAAGCGCAGAAGCCACAACCGCTGAAAGTCTCTGGCACGAAGGCCGATCTGATTCAGGCCGTGAAAGCAGTCAAACCAGATGCGGTTTTTGCCGACGAGTTGCTGGATGCCTGGCGTGAGAATCCGGAAGGAAAAGTGCTGGTCACCCGCCAGCAGCTGAGCACCGCTCTGAATATTCAAAAAGCGCTTCTGGCTCACCCAACAGCCGGCATGCTGCTGACCCACCCGAGCCGCGCCGTAGAGGTGAGTTACTTTGGCTTTGACGAGGAGACGGGCCTGGAAGTTCGTGTGCGCCCCGACCTCGAGATCGACCTGGACGGTGTGCGTATCGGCGCAGACCTGAAAACCATCAGCATGTGGAACGTTAAGCAGGAAAGCCTGCGCGCCCGGCTGCATAGGGAAATTATTGACCGCGACTATCACCTGAGCGCGGCCATGTACTGCGAAACCGCGGCGCTGGACCAGTTCTTCTGGATTTTCGTCAACAAAGACGAGAACTACCACTGGATCGCCATCATCGAGGCATCCGCTGAACTACTGGAGCTGGGCATGCTCGAGTACCGCAAAGCGATGCGCGCTATCGCAACCGGATTCGACACAGGTGAATGGCCAGCACCAATCACTCCCGACTACACCGACGAACTGAACGACTTCGACCTGCGCCGCCTCGAAGCGCTGCGTACTCAGGCATAAGGGGAATGATGATGGAAAACATGAATATCGTAACTGCTGAGCAGCAGGCTCCAAACACTATCTCTGCCAGCAACTCAATTTTCAACGTTCAGGCACTGGGTCAGTTGCAGGCTTTCGCAGGGCTGATGGCCCAGTCTGTCGTTACTGTACCGGCACACTTGGCAGGAAAGCCTGCGGATTGCATGGCGATTGTTATGCAAGCCATGCAGTGGGGCATGAACCCTTACGCGGTGGCGCAAAAAACTCACCTGGTCAACGGCCAGTTGGGTTACGAAGCGCAGCTTGTTAACGCCGTAATTACCAGTTCCAGTGCCATCCATGGCCGTTTTCATTATCGCTACGGCGGCGACTGGAAACGTTGCACCAAAACCAAAGAAGTGACCCGTGAAAAAATGGGTAAGAACGGAAAGTACACTGTTGCCGAACGCGTTCGCGACTGGACTGATGAAGACGAAGAAGGTCTCTATGTTCAAGTCGGAGCAATTCTTCGTGGGGAAAGTGAAATCACCTGGGATAAACCTCTTTACCTGTCGCAGGTGGTTACACGAAATTCGCCGCTGTGGGTTTCAAAGCCCGACCAGCAAATAGCCTACCTCGGCGTGAAATATTGGGCGCGCTTGTACTGCCCACACGTGATCCTAGGCGTTTACACGCCTGATGAGATTGAGCAGCCCACCGAAAGGGAAATTAATCCGGCGTCGGCTCATAAAATGAGCCTGGCTGATATCAAAGGTGAAAATGTAGTAAACACGCAGGATCCTCAGGAGCCATCTGTAAATATCGACACCCTGGCCCAGGATTTCCGCGATCGCATTGAGGCCGCTCAGGATGTGGATAGCGCCAAAGCGGTCCGTGCCGACATCGAAACGGCTAAAGCGACGCTTGGATCCGCACTGTTCACCGAGCTGAAAAACAAAGCCGTTAAGCGATACTACCTGGTCGATGCACGTAACAAGGTGGAAGCGGCGATCAACTCCCTACCTTCTCCGGAAGAACCGGACGCGGCAGAGCGGTTCGTGGAAGCCGAGCGTGTGCTCGCATCTTCAAAGCGTCACCTGGGCGACGAGCTGCACGATCAGTTCAGCATCACCCTGGCGGATATGAGACCGGAATACGTGGACTAAGGGAGGCGGGAGGGTCCGCCCTCCCGGTAACGATATGCAACTGATTAACCGAAGCAAACAATCGCCACTTGCACGCCGGGCATGTGAAGCAGCACTGGCGAAGCATGTGGAAATTTACGGGGAATTCGGAAGGCAGAAGACCAAGACCACCTACACCGTAGTGGTGGATGGAATAAAGATAACCGTGGAAGTTGTTAACCGCCGGGCCAGCTACGTCGCGACAGCCATGAACAGTGCGCGCCGGCTGCGCAATCTTCCCGGGCAGGTTGCCTGATATCGATTTATCAACGTCATCACACCGGCACATTTATACTCGTGCCGGTTACCTGAGGTGAACTATGGCACAGGTAATTTTTAATGAAGAGTGGATGGTTGAGGCTAAACTCATCGAAAAAACAGGACTCTCCAGCGGGCAGATTAAAAGCTACCGCCTTAAGTCCTGGGTGAACGGCGTCCATTTTAAATACGTTACCGCAGATGGCAGAACTGAATCTGAAAAAGGGCTTGCCTGGTACAACTACCCCAAAATTAACCATTTCATTAAGGATGCTTAATGGCAGGCTTACCTACCGGCGTGGAAATTCATAACGGTAAACTGAGGATATCATTCAAATACAAAAACGTTCGCTGTAGAGAGGTTTTGCGTGGGTGGATAGTTAATAGTTCCAACATCAAAAAAGCGGGAAATTTGAGAGCATTGATATGTGCTGAAATACAGTTGGGCACATTCAAATATGAAGAGCGTTTTCCGGAGAGCAAGGCACTTAAAAAGTTTTCGCAACCTACAAAAAGTGTACTAACTTTCGGTGAACTGTGCGACGCATATCACGCTGTTAAAGAAGTTGAGATTTCATCGGCAACCATGATGATAACGCGTTCGGTAAGCGCTCTTTTTACGAAAATAATTGGTGAGCATACTGCCATTGAAGACATACAACTTAATGACATGCTCCTCTATCGGAAACAGTTGCTTGAGGGGGCGTTTAAAGCCAGATCCGAAGGGCAACGTACAGTCAGAACTGTTAACGCCTTCATGGGGCAATTATGCAGAATGCTCAGCTTCGCTCACCAAAGCAACTATATTCAGCATAAACCTTTTGAGAACATAAAAAGCCTGAAGACCTCAGAGCTTGATCCAGACCCATTGCTGAAAGAAGAATTCCAGGAGTTATCAAAGCACTGGCACGGTCAGCATCTGAACCTCTGGACATTTGCAGTGTATACGGGTTTACGCCATGGTGAATTGACAGGTTTAGCATGGGAGGATGTCGATCTCGTCAGTGGTGAGATACATGTTAAACGCACAATGACGCTAACTAAAAAATTTGGGCCACCCAAGACAAAGGCTGGGTTAAGGACGGTCAAACTGTTAAAACCGGCACTGGAGGCTTTAAAAAGGCAATTCGAGCTTACGGGACATAAAGAGCCTACCGAAATTGAATTTTACCACCGCGAGCGCGGAAAGGTTGAAAAGCAGAGCCTGAGATTCTGTTTTGTACCTAATTATAATGAAGGCACAGTGAGCCGACATTATTCTCAGAACACGATTAACCTTACATGGCCTAAGGCGGTACAAAAGTCTGGTATAAGGTATCGTTCTCCATATCACACAAGGCACACATATGCGTGCTGGATGCTCTCAGCTGGCGCGAACCCGTCTTTCATAGCCAGTCAGATGGGGCATAAAAATGCACGCATGGTTTATACCGTATATTCCAAATGGATCGTGCGTATGAACGAAGACCAAATAGATATGTTGAACAGAAAGATTTAG